CGAACCAGCGGCGCATGTGCAGGCCCATGTAGGCGTAGGCACCGATGGCGATCCATTCCAGCACCAGGAACAACGCGCCCAACACGGCGAATTGCGGCGATACGGCTTGGGTCGAGTCGACGAACTGAGGCAGGAACGCGGTGAAGATCAGGATCGCTTTCGGATTACCGGGTGATGGTTAATATATACTCATGTCTTTACATCCGACCCGGAATCAAGGCATGCCAGGAAATGGGGCAAAAGTTTACAGCTATCTGCGTTTCTCCGACCCTAAACAGGCGTTGGGTCACAGCGCCGACCGTCAACTGCAGTATGCGAAAAGCTGGGCATCAGAGCGCGGGTTAAGCCTAGACGAAACGCTATCTCTCAAAGACGAAGGATTGTCGGCTTTCCACCAGCGCCACGTAAAGCAGGGGGCACTTGGTGTATTCCTGCTTGCGGTGGACGAGGGCCGCATTCCATCCGGCTCGGTGTTGATCGTTGAAGGTCTAGACCGTCTCAGCCGTGCGGAGCCAATTCAGGCGCAAGCCCAACTCGCACAAATCATTAACGCCGGCATCACCGTGGTGACGGCCAGTGACGGGCGTGAGTACAACAGGGAGAAACTTAAAGCCCAGCCGATGGACTTGGTGTACAGCTTGCTGGTGATGATTCGCGCCCATGAAGAGAGCGACACAAAAAGCAAGCGAGTGAAGGCAGCGATTCGCCGCCAGTGCGAGGGATGGATCGCCGGGACCTATCGTGGCTTGGTGCGCAATGGGGGCGACGCGAACTGGCTTCGATTGGTGGACGGTACCTGGGAATTGATACCTGAGCGCGTCGAGGTGGTGAGGTTTGCAATTGCCAAATACAAGGATGGTCTGGGGGCAGATCGTACCTGGCAGCTAATGAATGATCGCGGCTATAGCCTTAGTACCTCGGGATTGAATATCCAGCAGCTTTATCGTTTGGTGAAGTTGCCGGCGTTGAAGGGGACGAAAAGGCTCTCTATCGATGGTGACGAGTTCGAGCTGCTCGACTACTACCCACGTCTGATGTCGGATGCAGAGTTCGACGAGCTTCAGCTGTTGTCTCAGCAGCGGAGCCGAAGGCGTGGAAAGGGTGTGCTGCCAGGAGTCGTAACTGGCATAGGTATCACCTTCTGTGGCTATTGCGGCACGTCCATGGCTGGTCAGAATCAAATGAGAAGGATGCACCCGGGTGGCAAGCTACTTGATGGTTATCGACGGTTAGTTTGTGTCGATAACGTGAACGCAGGTGATTGCATCTCAGGTAGCTGCAGTGTTGCGCCTGTGGAGCGGGCATTGATGGCGTACTGTTCGGATCAAATCAATCTCCAGCGATTGCAGGAGCCTGCTCAAGATGGACAGGATCTTCGTGCACGGCTGGTCGATGCGAGGAAAGCTGTCGATGAATTAGAGCGACAGCTATCTCGAGTGACAGATGCGTTGTTGATCGGGGAGGGGGATGGCGCCACACCGTTGGTGTTCGTACGTAAAGCCCGGGACTTGGAGGATCAGTTGAAAGTGGCCAAGGCAACCGTGCTGCAGTCTGAGCGTGAGCTTGCAAGCAAGGCCTCTCGCCAAACGCCAGCCAACGCCAAGCTCTGGGCTGATCTTGCGGCAGGGGTTGACGCTCAAGAGGTTGAGCCGAGGGAGGTGATGCGTCAGCTGATGATGGATACTTTCGAAAGAATCGTTATTTATACTCGCGGTGTAGTACCTATTATCAAACAGCCAAAGTTCATCGATATGCTGCTGATATCGAAGGCTGGCCAGCGCCGTTGGATGCGTATAGAGCGTAAAACGGGGGCATGGGCGGCCGGCGTCGACCGCCCAACTTGATCAGGCTGCCTGCTTTTTGTTGTGGGCTTGTGATGGCGGGGTGGAATGGACGACCAGGTGACCCAGGCCTTCCCAGAAGTTTTCTTGCACCTCGACGCAGACTCTCCAGGCTGCCCAGGCTACGTCGTCTCCGGCCGCTAGGATGTTTCCTTTTTCGTCTACGACAGCCAGACGCGCGTATTGGCCTTCGGGACCGGTTACTGTGAATCCAGTACTGACCGTAGCTTTGAGGCTGGCACCATTTAATATCGGGTTCGGAAGCGCTGCTTTCATTTCTGCTGCTCCAGCTGGGCCACGCAAAGTGCTATAGCGACCGGTTGCACCCAAATCGACACGTTGCTGAGCATGAATGTCTCGCCCGCTTCAGCGAGCAGCAGCGTCATGCCGAACACATCGGCCATTGCTTTCGCCGCCTGGCGTGGTACCGCGTTGCCAATGCGCTCCCGGTGATTGCCGTCGTTGATGCCGTCCAGCTGAAAGAACCGCGCCTGCTCGATCTTGCGAACGCGCTGCATCGTCTGGATTTCATTGGTGGTCTGCGGATCCGCTGACCAATGTTCATCCGGATCAAAAAGCGATTGCAGGGCGGCCAGCTCCAGGGTGGTGAAGGGCCGATGCCAAGTCCCATCGGAACTGGTAATCATGCAGGTCAGGCGGTCGTTGGGGGCCGGCATACGCCGGTCCGCAATTGACCAGCGTCCGTTGTCGTGCCGGGCACTGGCGGATACGGCTCCGGCCGTTTCCTTCCAGTCGACGACCCCGTAATGGCCACCGGTGATGTAAGCATCACCTTTTTTGCGTGACATGCCAGTGCGCGGATCTGCGATGGACAGGGCGCCGCTTGCGACCTGCTGCGAGCCGGTGACGGTCTTGGCACTTTCGCACCAGGGTGTGATGCGCAGCTTTTGCGTGCTAGCGCCCGGATGCCAGTTCTTGTACGCAGGATCTGCCACGGCAAACGCGCCTTGCCCGGTCGTGCTGCCGGCGATCACGGTGCCGGCCGGCTTGGAGTAGTCGGTGACCAGGTACTTGCCGAAACCCTTCGAAGGTTGCCGTGGGTCGGCTACGGCTTGCCCGCCGGAGCTTGGCCCATGGCCGGCCGTCACAGTACCGGCGGCCTGATCGATGGCCACCACGCGGAACACGTTGTTGTGGCGTTCGCCGCTCATTCGTGGATCTGCAACGCTGAATGTCCCTTGTCCTGGGCTACGTTGCCCGGTCACCACGCCGCAATGGCGGTCATAGGGCAGTACGCCGAATTGTGTGTACTCAAACTTGTTGGTGGGCCTAGGGTCGGCTACCGAGAACTTGCCATTGGTTGGACTGGATCGGCCGGCCACTGTGCCAGTGGTGTCCTGCCATTCATGTACGCCGAGATAACCAGCTCGATATTCCGGCACGATTACGAAGTCGCGTAGGTGCCCATCCTCGATCGCAAACCGGCTTAGGCTGCGCCAATCTTTACCGGCCTCGACCAGGGCTAGTCGAACCCATGTCTTCCACTGCAGTGCGGGAACACGGTGCATGGGGCCTGCCTGTTCAATATCGCCGGCCAATGGCATGCGGCTCAGCACGTCGCCCACGGCGCGCAAGCTTCGCTTTTCCGGCTCGTACAGGAACGCAGGGACTTTCTCTACGTGCCTGGCCACGAGCAGGAAGCGCTTGCGGCTCTGGGCGAGGCCGCCGATTTCGCCACAGTCGTGGGTGGTCTCGGCAACGGCGTAGCCGTAGAAGCTGAGCAGCTTATTGATCTGATCCAGTAGGTGCCGGCCACGAGTTGCTAGACGCGGCACGTTTTCGAACACTATCAGTGACACCGGGTTGTGCTTCCAGGCTTCGCACATCAGCCACACACAGCGCAGAGTCAGCTCGTTGAGGGCCTGATATTTCGGCGTCTGGCTCATTGTTTCAGACAGTAAGCCTGAGGCGCCCTTGCAAGGGCTGCTGATGAACACTGCGTCGGGATCTTCGTTGCCGGCAGCGCGTCGCAGATCTTCGGCGGTTGCTTCTTTCCATTCGGCGGGAGGCTGCTTCCCGTGGAATGCGGTGAATTGCTCACGGGTGAACAGATCCATCAATGTGCCTGGTACACCGGTCATCATTTGGAAGTCGCGTAACCCCGCAGGGTCAACGTCGACACCGCCAAGGCAACGCCATTCGGCTTGGACTGGGCCAAGGGTGGGTTTGGAGTCGCTGAATCCTGCCGCACCGCTACCAAGGCCGCAGCACAGATGAAAGTGTTTGAAAGTGCGCTTAAGCATCAGGAGCCTCCTGCACGCAGTCATTGTCGCGGCACAGAAGTAATGCTTGGCATGTGTGCTGCTGCTCGACCAGAGCGGCGTGCTTCCAGGCTCGACGCGTCCACCCTGAATAACCTGCTCTGTATGCGTAATGCTCGCGGGCGAACTTGTCGGAAGTACTCGCACCTGGTGACGTAATGTATGTCCCGCGTTGTTGGCAATACTGCAGGCCTTCAGGGACTGGAAACTCCTTCTCGAACTCGGCGCGTTCGTCAATCTGAACCACTGAAACGGCTGGCTGCTGCGGAGTCTCCTGTTTAAGCAGAAGGTGCTTATACCCCACAACAGGCTGCGCGGGCGGGCGTTCCTGAGCGTTTAGCGTTGCATCAGCGAGCGCTGCCCCGCGCAGCTTTTCGTGGGGTATAAGTGCCTCGGCAGTGGCGCTGAGAGGGGCAATAATGCCTGCTGCTGCGCAGCAGAGGCTGTTTGTTTCTAGCGTGTCGACACCATTGGTAGTGCGGAGCAAAGCGGTCGATGCTTGGGTGGTGTGCAGGTCCTTCTTCATGCCGCTTTCCTCCGGTGTTCGATAGCGAGTTGGTCCATCAGGCGCTGGTGAAACGTGAGCCGTGCTTCGGTGGCGGTCCATGGGCGGATCGTTTCGGCCGTGGGTTCGATGCCGATCAGGCAATCCCAGATGGTCGGATCGGCGGGCATTAGGTCGCGGCGTTCGGTAGCCAGTGCAACAAGGTCGGCAAGACGGACGGATGCCGGTAGTTCGGGGGCGAGGTTGAAACGGGTGCAGATGCGGTCCCAAATCCATTGCTCGACGTCCTGATAGGCATGCATCCATTGCTTCAGCGGTTGCACCATGTCGCCGACGTAGGCTTCGGGTGCGTCGTGAAGGAGTGCCGCCAACTGGTCCTCTTCTGGCACCAGGTCGGCGACCATGCACGAGTGTTGCGCCACGCTGTAGAACTCACGGGTGTGGCCGTTGAAGCGGCATAAATGCGCCAGCGCGTGGGTGATGTCGCGTGGGTCGATGAGGTCGGCGTCCGGTTCATGCAGATCAAAGCGCTTGCCGGTCACGGTCAGAATCTGGCTCATGCAGCCTCCTTGACCAGGTCCGCCAGTAGCAACGCGTTCTTGGTGTCCTTGTGAAGTTTGCGCAAGGCTTCGTTGCCGATCAGTGGTGCCAGTTGCCGGTCGAACTCTTTGCGAAAGCGCGTCAGATCCATCAACTCGGTGGTGGCTTTGGTGTATTGACGTTGCAGAGCGCCGGCCGCTTCGGGTGTCAGGCGCAGCATCGGGGTAGGGCGATTCATGCTGCATCCTCCTGTGCTGTTTGCTCCAGGAGGACGGCCATGGCGAGCGCCTGATCGCGGAGGGCGAGTGAATCGCGTTCGAGTTTTTTGCCGGTGCGGAATGCGCTGAATGTCTCAGCCGCGATTCGCAGTTTTTCTGCGATTTCCAGGAGGGTTTGACGCGCTGGCTCCCCCAGCTTCGAGGCGGCCAACGCGCGCTCGTAGTGGGAGTAAAGTTGCTTGTGATTATTACGTGCTTGCTCAAGCGAGAGCCGTAGGTTGTGGATCGCCTCCGAGTTGTCAGACTGCTGAATGTCTTTGCCTTCGTCGATCCCATCAAGGCGGCCATCGATCAGGCCGCCGCGATAGCCTGCCCAATAGGTTAGGCCGACGAGTAAGATCAGAACGATCAGTGTGCAGATTTGTATTGCGGTCATGTGGTGTGCTCCTGGTGGTTTCGCTTGGCTGGTGGTGGCAGCCGTTAGGTGGTTGTTATTCGTCGTCTGGATCGGGTGGGTCAATCAGTCCGCACATCAGCTTGGCCTGGTATTGCATGTAGCCTTCATCGCGCAATGCGTCGTAACGCCGGTAATCGACCGCAAAAAAACAGCACTCGCCACAAAGGCGGTCGGGTGTTTCCTCGGCCGACAGAGACGCTCGGCAATGCCTGCATTCGTTGAGAAGTGACATGTCACGCCTCCGGCTTGTCGTTTGACGGTCGCGGCATGTCTTCGTCTGCCTTGTAGGCGCGGATGTCGATCAACGCGGCAACGTGCCTGATATGCGCATACCTCAATGCCTTCACGCTTTCGTCAATGGTGGTCACCGGGAGTTGAATCCGCCCGCTGTTGATCGCCTCGGTGAATGTCTTTTCATTGAGGTTCTTGAAGTAGTGCACGCGCAGCTTTTCGAGGGGGATGAGCACGTCGCCGAAGAGGTGGTGCAGCATCTCGATGGTGGAGCTATCCGGCGCGGGAAGTAGTCGGAGCGGTGTTTGGTTTGCGTTATTCATGCGGCTGCTCAGCCTCCTTGCGTTTAAGTCGTGACGGGTGATTCCAGGCGTTCAGGCAGTGGCGCTTGGTCAGTTCCCGCAGATGGTCAGGCACTTCAAGGAGCGCGGCATTACGCTCCTCGCGTGTGCGCATGGCGACGATCTGGCGGGCGTACTCCCTAGGCCACGTCACGGTTGTCTACCGGGATTTCTGGTAGGTTCAGCCCCAGTTGCTCGGCGAGCCAACGAATGCCGGCTTGCTTCACCCGGGTTGACTGGCTGTATTGCATGCCGAGCTTCTCGTGATACCAGTTACCGTTTTTGACTCCCAGGTACTCACGATCCCGATTCGGATAAGCCGGAAGGTTCTGCAAGTTGAGCAGCGCCTTTTCTCGCATGAGGCTGATCAGCTTGGGGCGGGTGATTCCCAGGTGTTTGGCGGTTTGGGCGAGAGTGCGATCCATGGATCCTCCTTAGGCTGCGTGCGCGGCGGGAGTCGCCACGGCAGCGAGGTGGTTGATGGATTCGGCAACCTTTTCGTAGATCTCTGCATCGGTACCGCACACGGTGAAGCACTTAGTGCGCGGGCGTTTCACGCCGATACTCATGATGGTGGTGACGCCGGTGCGTGTTTGGGTTCGATGGATCGCGACATGAATCGGCAGTTCAAAACCCATGTCGAGACTCACCACGCCACCGGTACGCACCAACTCGAACACGCGCTGTTTGTGCTCAGTATCGAACCGAGCATATTGGCGGCTTGCGTGCGGAGTGTTCTGCAGATCGGCTGTGTTGGTGGGGTCGAGTGGACCGTTGATGATCTCTTCAATGAAGTCTGCCAGCTTGAGGTGCATCTTTTTTTGATTGGGTAAGGTCAGCGTGTGGCGCTCGCTGCCTGGCTCGATGACGAAGAGGGTGTCCAATGCGTTGCGTTCAACTTTTAGGCGAAACGGTACGGCTTCGCGCTTGGGGGCCGACCTGAGTACGTGGTTGAAGGTGCCACTTAGATTGACCTGGGCATTGAGCAGTTGAAGGGCGCGATTGTCGAATTTGAACTTGCTCATGCTGCAAACCCTCCACCGTTCGGATCGAACGGAGCAGGGGCGGTGCGGGATTTTTGCTTGGGTTTTGTAGGGATGAATGCGCAGCCGGATTCGCGAGCCAAACGGCGAATCTCGAAGATGCGGGAGGGATCAGCAGCGGTCGGGTGGGCGTGCAGGGTGGCAGTGGTGTGCATGGTATTGCCTCGCTCTGTGGTGGAAGAGTGAGGCAAAATTAGCAACAGCTAAATTTTTATGCAATAGCAAATGCTAAATATTAGATGTCTATGTATTTAGAGGACTTCAAGATCGCGGCTACGTAATGGATTTTTTCGACGAGATGCTCATCTAGAAAGATCGGGGGATAGCCATCGCTAATGCTATCGAACCGGTACTGTCCCTCCCTGTGGTAGATGAACTCCTTGACCATGGCTCTTCCATCCGCTGTTTTTACCAGTACTTCATCGCCTGTTTGATAGCGATGGTTTGGCTCGATCAGTACAAACTCCCCGCTTTTGATACGTGGGTGCATGCTGCTACCAACCATCTTGAGACCGTAGGCGTCGGGGTCAGAGCTGACAATATCTATGTAGCCATCTCCATGTCCTGACGGGTAGTCAAGGGCGTCAAAGTATCCCTCGGATCCAAGCATGGCTTTTCCTACTACTGGCACTGGAGCGGGGCGGTTGTATTTAGCGGACAACTCTCTGTCCTCGACAACGCGCTGTGCAGTCTCATTGATCGTAGCGTTGAAAAACGCGGGATGGGGGAGCGTTGGAGGTTTGAGGTCAAGTGCGAGCCATTTCGCCGATATACGATCTTGGTCGTCAGCGGAGTAATTTCCTGTCGTCAGTAGCTCCGCCGGAACGCCTAGCTTTTTCGCAAGGTTCATTGCGGCGCGATCACCTAGCGTCCTGTGGCCGTTGAGGATCTGCGAAAGGTAGGAAGCGTCGACATCGAGATGTGCTCCTGCAAAGTCCTTCAATTGGTTTTCACCGATAAGGGCCTTGAGGATGGTTAAGCGTTTTTCGTAGATATCCATGCGCAAATAATGTCTCTGCCGTTAGCAGCTTGTAAATTACATGCTGCTATTGCGAGCTGGATTAGCGTTTGCTAATCTGCGGGCTGTTTTGGAGGTGAACATGACTCTACTCGACTACATCAAAGGTTTGGATACAGCTCAGCTCGAGGCATTTGCCGCTTGCTGTGAGACATCGGTAGGGCAGCTTAAGCAAGTTGCTTACGGTAATCGTCGAGCCAATGCAGGCCTCGCGATTGCTATTGACCGGCAGACTATGGGCCGGGTGACTTGCGAAGCACTGCGCCCTGATATCGACTGGCAGTATTTGCGTGTGCAGGGCCGGGCTCCTGTTCTTACTGATACGACGGCACAAGCGGCCTAAGAAAAAAGGCGACCCAAAGGCCGCCCAGTTCCTCCCGACACGCACCACCACAGCGCTGTCGGGTCGCGATAAAGAAAGGCGGGCACACCACATGCTAACCGTCGATCTTTACCGCGCTTTCCCAAGGCACGGATGCCTTGGTGTTGCTGCCTTTTCCACCACAGATTGGGCAGCTGTTGCGCCGGAGGTGAACGACGGATCGTTCGCCTCGGCACGGTGCCGGTGTCGATCCTGAGATCTCGCCGGCGTTTGGGCCTCTTCAAGCCACACGACAAATGTATCACCACTACATGTCGTGAGGCACTGGCAACTTTCAAGGATTAATGCCATGAGCCGAATCGCTCTGAGTTGTGTAGAACGGGCGCAGCGGGAAATCCTGCCGCTCGATCTAGCGCTTTACCATGCTGCTCGGGACTATCCCGGCGGCGCCGCTGCAATTGCCGCCACCACCGGCAGAAACGCCACCACGCTGCAGCATAAGCTGTCTCCCACCCATCCGAGCCACACGGTGAACATTCAGGAGTTCGGCGAGATCCTGGAGCTGACCAAGGACCGCCGCATTCTGGATGCGGTACACGCCATGGTAGGAGACACCACCTGGCAGGAGCTGGCGGAGGCATACACCAACGATATGCCCGAGACTTTGACAACCGGCATTGCGGCCTATTTCCGGCAAGTCGCGGACCTGGCTGATACCTGGGCCAAGAGCATTGGCGATGGCAAGGTCGATGATGGTGAGCTGGCCGAGATCCGCTTCCAAGTGTTTCGAGGTATTCAAGGGCTGCTGGGGATGTTCAACCGCGCTACCTACGTCAATCAGACGACGCGGGGTGTTGATCGTGGCTGACATTGCTGACTTTGCTAACGACCTGGTGCAGGAGCGTCTAGATCAGGCGCTGGCTGCACGGAACGCCGCCAAGCCTGCCCTGGCGGCGCATTCATTTCTGTTCTGTGAAGGCTGCGACGGGCCTATTCCAGAGCCGCGTCGGTTGGCTCTGCCGGGTTGCATCCAGTGCGTCATCTGCCAGTCCATCGACGAAGCCCGGGAGGCCCGGCATGCTCGATGAGGTATTGAATCAATTCGCAGACTACGGCCTTGAGCCTGAACAGCCGCTGATCTATGGCAAGCTCACCAGGTGCAAGACCTCCCAGGACAAGGGCAAGGAGAAAAACGGCTGGTACGTCGTCCACGAGCATCACACTGAGAAGAACGAAACACTGATCTTCGGTAGCTTCGGTGACTGGCGCTCGGGCGAGTCGCAAAAGATCAAGGTTAAGGCCGGGCGCATGAGTCCGGAAGAGCGCGAAGTCATGCGTGCTCGGCAGGAAGACGCCAAGCGTAAGGCCGCAGAGGTATCTGCCAACGCGGCAAGGCGAGCAGCCAACCGTGCAGCCGGCTTGTTCAAGCGCATGCCGGATAAGGGCAAGAGCGCTTACCTGGATCGAAAGCAGATCGTTGGGTTCAAGGTTCGTTATGCACCACGTACCGGCGCATTTTTGGTGCCTATGTGCAACGTGCGGGATCAGATCGTCGGCCTGCAGGTGATCTTCCCGGCAAAGCAAGAAGACACCGGTCGCGACAAAGCCTATTGGCCCTACGGCATGTCGAAAGAGGGCGCTTTCCATTTGATCGGCCCGCACCCTGAGCCGGGTGAGCCAGTACTCGTGTGTGAGGGTTACGCCACAGGCGCCAGTCTGCACATGGCGACCTCGCTGACGGTCGCCATTGCCTTCGATGCGGGCAACTTGCTACCTGTCTCCAAGGCCATGCGGGAGCGTTTCCCCGGGTGCCCGCTGATCCTCTGCCGGGATGATGACTGGAAGACGAAGCGTCCGAATGGCGATCCGTGGAACCCAGGTGAGGAAAAAGCAAACAATGCTGCGTTGATCGTCGGTGGCCAGGTAGTCGCGCCAGTCTTCTCGGGAGAGCGCGAAATCAAGTGGACTGACTTCAACGATCTGCACATTGCTGAAGGTTTGGAGGCTGTCCGCCGCCAGGTGTTGGCGGTGGTAAAACCTCCTGCAGCTGGTGGTTGGAAGGATCAACTGGCTCGCACCGAAAACGGCTCTCTGATTGCGCACATGCAAAACGTCGAGCTGATCTTGGGCAATGACGAGCGTTGGGCAGGTGTCATTGGTTACAGCGTGTTCAGCTCCAAGATCGTCAAGCTGCGGTCCGCTCCCTTTGGCGGCGGTGCTGGCGACTGGGCCGACATTGATGACATGCGGGTGATGAAGTGGCTCGCGCAGCAATACAACCTGCGAGTCAAAGCGTCCCATGTGATCGAGGCGGTCAGCGTGGTTGCCCACGATCATTCTTTTCACCCGGTGCGTGAGTATCTGGAGAAGCTTGAATGGGACCGCGTCCCTCGGCTGGAAACCTGGCTGACGGACGTGCTTGGGGTCCATGCCAACGAATACTCGGCAAAAGTCGGCAAGCGCTGGCCGATCTCTGCGGTGGCTCGGGTGATGCGTCCTGGCTGTAAGGCTGACTCGGTGATGATCCTTGAAGGCGGACAGGGTGAAGGCAAGTCCACGGCCATGGGCATTCTAGGTGGCGAGTGGTTCATGGACACCCCTTTTGCCCTCGGCGACAAGGACAGCTTCCAGGCGATTCGCGGCAAGTGGATCGTCGAGCTGGGGGAGCTGGACAGCTTCAACAAGGCTGAAAGCACCAAGGCCAAGCAGTTCTTCTCCGCATCTACTGATACCTACCGCGAAAGCTACGGTCGCAGAACGAACGATGTGCCACGCCAGTGTGTGTTCGTGGGCACCACCAACCAAGAGGAATACCTCAAGGACGCCACTGGTAACCGGCGTTACTGGCCAGTGTTCTGCAACAAGGTCGACCTGGAAACACTGCGTGAGATTCGCGACCAGCTGTGGGCTGAAGCGGTGTTCTGCTTCGAGGCCGGCGATATCTGGTGGGTGACGAAGGACGAGTCTTGGATGTTCGCTGAGGCACAGGACGAGCGCTTTGTTGTGGACGAGTGGGAAGGTCCGATCCTGACCTGGTTGGAGGAGTCGCAGATCGGTGAAACCGCCACCGGCAATGAGATCTTGATCCAGGCCCTTAAGTTAGACGTCGGCCATTGGGGCAAGCCGGAGCAGATGCGGGTCGGTGCGATCATGCATCGCCTGGGCTGGCGGAAGAAGCGCATGCCGGCGTTGGCAAAGAGTGGCATCCGGCAATGGGCCTATCAGAAGCCCGCGACCTGGGGGCGTGTGTCTGCGTTGCAGGCGCCCCTGGTAGAGGAGCCTTGCTTTGATTAAGCGAATTGATGAGATGCTGAAGCTCTGGGCGCAGGATCTGCATTCGCCGATGAACCCCGACTTTGCCGGATCTGGTGGCGGCAACATGATTGCGATGTTGATGGAGTGCAAGGGCGAGCTGATACGCGGAACTCGAGGCAGTCGGGTGCTGCTGGATGAATCGGCGGATATCGAGCTGATCGTGAACAAGCATCTGCCGGCGCAGCTGTCAGTGGTGGTGCGCGAGCACTACTGCAACCACGAAAGCTTCCTCTCGCAGAAGTACACCCACTGTGGTTGCAGTCGCGATACCTACTATCAACGTCTGCACGAAGCACACCTGCACATTGCTGGCATGTTGATGGGGAAGGCTGCGTGACCCCTGGTATTACTCCGCGTGCCACTGTCCTACTGTCCGGCCTTGTCCGACTGCCATTTATTGCGGTAGGACAAGTGCAGGCCGCGCCGTTACAGGGCTGTCCTACTGTCCAACCTTTGCCCGTCCCATGCACACGTAAGCATAGCGGGCACGTAGTCGCGCCCATGGCGCGCATGCGTGCTTTTAGTTTTTTCTCTATACACAAGAGAAAGTTAAGTAAGGTAGGACAGTAGGGCAGAGCCCCGAATTTAGGCGCCTGTAGCTGTCCTACTTCGACTCTGCATAGTGGGACAGGTAGGACGGGGCATCAGAAGCGATAGCCGATTGAATGCGTTGTACCTGCGTTGTACCTGCGTCACACCCACGTTGCACCCGTATTGCTCCATGGCATTAAAACTCGCTTGCTGCCACCGGAATCCACCTGTAAAAAGTACCCATCTTCGATAGGTGCGACCGCAGAGAGCGGCAGGCACCACACACCAAACCCGGCCATTGCGCCGGGTTTTTGCGTTTATGGAGTAGGGCGATGACGAACGAGCAGCAAGCGCTGGCAGACATGCCGATTTGGTTAGTGATCGCCCTGGCCCTGGTTGGCGGTGTTTCTGGTGAAATGTGGCGAGCCGATAAGGACGGGGCGCGGGGCTGGGCATTGTTGCGGCGCCTGGCACTTCGGTCCGGTGCCTGCGTTGGTTGCGGGCTGTCCACCATGATGTTGTTGCACGCCGCTGGGGTGTCGATCTGGACTGCATCAGCGATGGGCTGCCTGACCGCGATGGCGGGGGCCGATGTTGCCATCGGGTTGTACGAGCGCTGGGCTGCCAAGCGACTGGGCGTCTGCGAAGTGCCACCCGCAGGTGGCGAGCAGGGGTGATGCACCGTTTCGGGGCGCCGAAAACTGCTGGGGACCCTGGGGTTACCCGAGGGGTACGGGGTCGGAAACCCGCGGGAAGTTGTTAGCGGCAGGGTCGCCAGCTTACTGAAATTCAATCCATTGAAATTGAAAGGTTTGCATTGAAAAGCCGTTGAAAGGAGGGCTTATGACAGAACCAATGTACCTGTCAAAGAGCGCCTTCGCGGCTCGGATCGGCAGGGCGCCCAGCTACATCACATGGTTGAAAAACAACAACCGCCTGGTGCTGAGCGCCGACGGTAAACAGGTCGATGTCACGGCCAGCGAAGCGTTGATTCGCGACACCGCTGACCCCAGCAAAACCGCAGTCGCTGACCGCCACCACCAAGACCGGCTTCAGCGTGACGTTTACAGCCAGCTATCCAGTCAGGCCGAGCCGACTTCAATGGCTGCGCCGCCGCTCGCGATCACCCCTGCGGGGCAGCTGCCTGACTTCCAGAAGGCCCGCGCATTGCGCGAGCACAACCTGGCCCAGCTCGCCGAGATCGAGTTGCACAAGGCCAAGGGCTCGCTGGTAGTTCTGTCGGCAGTTCAAACCGGTGCCTACAACGCCGGTCGCATGCTGCGCGATCAGCTGTTGGGGATGCCGCCGCAACTGGCTCCGGAACTGGCGTCGATGACCGACCCTTGGGAAATCGAAAAGCACCTCACGGCGGCGATCCGCCGCTCGCTGGAAGACGCCGAACGCATGTCTTCAGCGGACCTTGAACACGCACTGACCACGAGTTAAGCCCATGCCCACGGAAATTCCTGACGGTGCAGAGGTGTACCGCGAGGCGTATTTCCGTGGGCTACGGCCCGATCCGGATGTCTGGATCGATCAGTGGGCCGATGAGTACATGCGGATTCCGCGTGATACCGGCGCCGCTGAGCCGGGCCAGTACCGCACCTCGCGTACACCGTATGCCCGCGAGCCGATGCGTTGTTTGTCGCCGGCTCACCCCTGCAAACGCGTGATCACCATGGTCGCGTCACAGCTGATGAAAACCCAGATCGGACTGAACTGGATCGGCGGCCTGATGCACATGGCGCCGTCGAATATCCTGGCGCTGCTGCCAAGCCTGGGTTTGGCCAAACGGGTGTCCTCGCGGATCGGCAAAACAATCAAAGCGACGCCTGTGCTGCGCGAGCGAGTGGCGGCCAACCGCTCGCGGGATTCGCGCAACACTATGGACACCAAGGAGTTCGAGGGCGGTACGTTGTACGTCACCACCGCTGGCTCAGCCGCCAACTTGTCGGAGCTATCGGCGCGTTACGTTTACGGTGACGAGATCGACCGCTGGGAGGTTGACATCGGCGAGGAGGGTGACCCTATCGAGCTGGCGGAAACCCGGGGCAGCACCTTCGGCCGTAACGCCAAGTTCTACTTCTCCAGCTCGCCGACGATCAAGGGTGCGTCGCGAATCTCCGACCTGTTTGACGGCAGCGACCAGCGTCACTACTACGTGCCATGCCCGACCTGCGGGCACATGCAAATTCTTGAGTGGGAACGGCTGCACTACTCGAAGGACTTCAGCGTGGTGCACTACCAGTGCGCCGGACCTGAATGTGACGTGCTGATCGAGGAGTACCATAAGGGCGAGATGCTCGCCAAAGGCGAATGGCGTGCCCATGCCGAAGGCGATGGTGAGACGGTGGGCTTCCACCTCAATGCGCTGTATTCGCCGCTCGGCTGGATGGACTGGAAGTCGCTGGCCAAGCAATTCGAGAAGGCCAAAAAGGCCCAGGCTAAAGGCGATCTGGAACCGATGCAGGTGTTCTACAACACCCGCCTCGCGAAAGTCTGGGACGCAGCCCAAGAGCAAACCAAAGCCGATGTGCTGAGAAAACGGGCGCGGCTGGAAGGCTTCACCCTCGGTTCACTGCCGGCGGCGGTGCTGATGATTACTGGCTCCGTCGACGTCCAGGCGAACCGCTTGGAGTTCATGGCGATGGGTTGGGGCGCCGGCATGGAGCGCTGGGTCGTCGACTACCAGGTGGTCTCGGGTGATCCCGCAGACGAACGCACCTGGGCTGCCTTGGACGAATTGCTCAAGGCCAAATATCGCCATCCGTGCGGTGTCGGCCTCGGCATTCTCGCGGTGGCCGTCGACTCCGGCGGTCACCACACCGATGAGGTCTACCAGTTCTGCCGCGTACGCCGCTGGCGGAATGTGTTCGCCATCAAGGGGGCGAGCAAGCCCGGCAAGCCGGTCATTGCTCAACGCCCGTCGATGGTCGACGTGACCTGGAAAGGTCAGACCGAACGCAACGGCGCCGAGCTGTGGTTCGTCGGTACCGACACGGCCAAGGACTGGATCTACAACCGCTACCCGTTCGAATCTGGACCGGGTGCACTGCACTTTGCCAATGACCTGCCGGACGATTTCTTCGACCAGTGCGTCGCGGAGCGCAAGGTTGCGCGCTACATACGCGGCCACAAGCGCATTGAGTGGGTCAAGGGCAAGGCTGAGCGTAACGAAGCACTCGACTTGATGGTGTATTGCCTGGCCATGGCGCATTACTTGGGCCTCAACCGTTACAAGGAACACGACTGGGAGCGCGTGCGTCAGTCCCTGGCGCAGTCTGGTCTGTTCGACGACGCATTGGGCATCAAGCCTGTTCAAGGCGAACGTGTCACCGGACCAGCAACACCGGTTGCTGCACCGCAATCGGCTCCACAACCTACTGCTCCGATCGTGCCATTGCGATCGGCAGCACCGCCACCTCAACGCCGCAGCTCCACCAGCGGTTATCTGAAGAGACGCTGATATGTCCTTTACCCAAAAGCACCTCGACGCGGTTGAGGCGGCCATCGCACGCGGTGAAAAAGTCGTGCGCTACACCGACCGTACCGTGGAATACCGCACCATCGACGAACTGCTCAAGGCGCGCGATCAGATCCGCACTTCGC